AGAGTGGAGTAATCCACCTCAATGTATGCCTGATGAGTGTAAGATGGACGACACCATCGATGCTTACCGTAACTATTATGTTATTGCTAAAGCAAAGTTTGCCAAATGGGCACACGCAACCAAGGCACCGCAATGGTGGCCTAAGCTTCAAACAATGTAACTGATGAGTCCTAATGGACGAAACGCCGTGAGGCGTCTTACATAATTATTAAAGGAGGGAATATGAGTTCAGTAAAAGAACAGATGTATGTCCTTCGGCGTGAGAAGGCTGTGCTAGAAGCGGATATGAGATCGCTAAAAGCACGCCGTGAAAATGCTCAACGTGCTAGTCGTCAAGCGATTGACGTTGGTACAGAGGCATTCTATTATCGCGTTGGAATGGATTTTCGTGGTCGCCTTTACTACAAAGGTGCTCACCTAAATCCTCAAATGGGTGACGACGTAAAAGTCGTATTGACACTCGCTAATAAGAAGCCACTTGGAGTGGACGGCTATAAATGGTTAATGTGGGGAATTGCCTCATCTGCAGGATTCGACAAAGCAAACTTTAAAGCTAGATTTGATTGGGCATATGATCGTCGTGATATCATTCGCGATGCGGTTGAAAATCCTGCAAAATCAGACTTCTTTATCAACACTGTTATGAAGGATGGAGAGCCTGCGCTGTTTCTTCAACGCGCCAGTGAAATGGTTGCTGCAGAAGATAGTGGTAGCATTGCGACACATGAAACAAATATTACCATCGCAATGGATGCTACATGCTCAGGCTTGCAGATTCTCTCTGCAGTTGCTAAAGATCGTCAAGGCGGTAGCCTAGTCAACATTACAGCAACTCCTGAAACGCAGACTGAGAAGGCCGACGTTTATGGCACAGTTGCTAAATTGATTCTTGAGAAGTATGCATTACTTCCAGAGAATTTCTTTGCACATTGGGTATGTTTAAATGGAATTCCAAGGCGTTTTACTAAACGTCCTGTTATGACATTGCCATATTCAGCTACCATTCGTAGTGCTATTGGCTACGTTCAGACCGAGTTGCAAGGTAATTCGGAGAAAGGTATTGCACCTTATCCACTGCCTGCTTCAGAAGACGCTAGACGTAAACTTCAACTCTCCATTAAATCTCTTATGGGTAAAGATGAAGAAGGTGAAGTGCGCTTAGACGATAACTCTTTGTATTACGGTATGGCCACTATTATCGCCCGCGATATTCACGGCGTATGTAGAGAAACCATTCCTGCTGCAATGACGCTATTGGAATTCTTTAAGTCTACGCCAAAGAAGCTTTACGACCACGCTATCTGGAATACTCCAGACGGTATGCATGTAAAGCAGCGCTATGGTGTTGAAGAAGAGAGTCGCACAAAGTATACATTGACATGGGTTGACCAAGAAACTGGCGAAGTTTGTCAGAAATTGATTCAACGCCGTTACGCGTATATGGACCCAAGCGATCGTGATCGTTCCAAAGCATCTAATGGTATGCCACCTAATTGGGTTCACTCATTAGACGGCACATTAGTTCGTCGTATTATGTTGAAGGCGCCTTTCGAAGTCATTAGTATCCATGATTCGTTTGCCGCACATCCAGCAGATTGCGGCGATTTAGCACGAATTCTTCGTGAACAGTTTGTATGGTTAGTTGAGCAAGAGCCGCTTCAGCGTCTTATTGAGCAGCTGAACGCACAGGTTGGAAGTGAAGCGTTTGATGCTACACCTCTAATGCTTAATACGTGGAATCCTAAAGAAGCGTTGGATTCTGAATTTCTATTTTGTTAGGATCATATGAATATACAACAACAAGAGTTAGAAAGAGAGGTCGCCAAACTCGCAAGAGATCGATCTCTCGAAATCAAAGAAAAGCTTGATTCAGTCTCCATAGAATTTTCTAAGGAGATTATCGAGCTCAGCTTTCATATCGATAAGTGGAGAAAGGTAGATCGTAAACCACGTGATGTTGAGCGTATTGCTTATGCATCTTTGGTAAACGCTTTACCTTCCATCGTGCTCGCTGAGAACGTTATACGCGCTCTCTTTGAGCATGGTCTTCAAAAAGGTGAAAGTGAGCCGTTAACATATGTGAATGTAGTTGACCATGGATTAATTCAACGTAGATTGAAAGCACTTCTTCCAAACGAAGAACGCGCAATTCCAATTCAATTTAAATTCGCAATGGTTGATTTATTAGTATCACGAACGGTGCGCTATTTACCATCCTTGTTTAAAGATATAGCAAGCCGTAAGCTAGGTCAACCAGATTGTATAGAATTAACGGAAACGGCAAAAGAGCGTTTAGGTAAAATCTCGATTCAAGAGATTATAACAGACGTTCCTATGCATTGTCCACCAACGCCATGGGTTTCAGTATTTCATGGTGGATTCTTAACATCTGAAATGCAACGTGGAAATCCACTTATAGGCTCAAGATATCACGATTATAAAGAGTTAGTCGCTATTGATAAATCTCTTCAAACTAATCCTGAGATTCTAGAATCTGTAAATAAAATGCAAAACGTGGCGTTTAAAATAGATCCTAATTTTACTAAATATCAGAAAATTATTGACGATATTCGTAAAACAAAGATTAAAGAGATTCAAAACCAAATTGACGCTAAACGGGAGGCTATCTTAGCTCTTGAAAAGCAGCTTGAGGCTTGAGTATCCCCTATAGATAGACCGCCAGGTGTATCTTTTTTAACTAATTGGAGAAAGCCTAGATGGCAAAACTAAAAACCACAGTAACACCAAAAGGTGTATTGTCATGGCCTTACATTGGTAAGCCAGACACTCGATACAATCCTGAAGGTGTGTATAAGACCAGCTTAATTGTACCAGCCGAGGCCGCTGAACCGCTGATGACTATGTGTAAAGAAGCTTTTACTACGGAATACGGTGCAACAAAGATGGCTAAGGCAAATATGCCTTTCTCACCTGAGTTGGACGATCAAGGTCAGGAAACTGGCAATGTCGTATTTAAATTTAAATCAAAGCGTGCACCTAAGTTATACGATGCCAAAGGCAAAGTAATTAACAAAGTGCTACAAGTATCGTCTGGCACGGTTGCGAAAGTTGCTACTGCAATTAATCCATACATGACGGGTATCAACGTTGGCGTTTCACTATATCTCAATGACGTTCAGATTATCGAATTAGTTGAATATGGCGCAGGCGCTAAATTTGAAGCCGAAGATGGATACGAAGCAGAAGACAACGGATCGACAGACGATGGCAAAGACTCGCCTGACTTCTAAACAACTTGCTATTAAATACGCATATCGTAGTGGATTAGAAGAGAAGATTGCCGATCAGCTGACGAGCTTAAACGTCTCCTTTACATTCGAAGAAACTGTATTGTATTATACTAAGCCAGAGCGTAAGCATCGCTATACGCCTGACTTTGTGCTATCCAATGGCATTATCATCGAAACTAAAGGTCGTTTCTTAACGGCTGATCGACAGAAACATCTTCTTGTCAAAGAACAGAATCCCACTATGGATATTCGTTTCGTGTTCTCAAACTCGAACGCTCGTATCTCTAAATCATCTGCTACAACTTATGCAGATTGGTGTAGAAAACATGGCTTTCAGTTTGCGGATAAACTAATACCTGTTGAATGGATAAAGGAATAAGTAATGGAAGCGGAAGATAGTAAATTTCTACGACACGAACAATGCGAATCTTGCGGTTCGTCGGACGCAAAAGCGGTATATAGTAATGGCTCTACCTTCTGTTTTTCATGCCAAGTATCGACGCGTAAAACGTCAGATAACAAAGTGCAAACTATGAACGCCACGACTCCACTTTTGAATCCGTATTTTGATGGACAAGTGGAACCATTGGCCGCTAGAGGTATTGCTGAAGCGACATGTCAGAAGTATGGCGTTCGCAAAGGCCAACTCAACGGCAAAGTGGTCCATCTCTATCCTTACTACAAGGATGGACAAGTTGTCGCAGCAAAGACACGCGATGCCGCCAAGAATTTCAATATTATTGGTGATGGCAAAGATTTGTCGTTCTTTGGTCAAAATCTATTTGGTAAACCAAGTGACAAGATTTCGCTTGTAGTTACTGAAGGTGAAATTGACGCGTTATCAATGGCTCAGATTATGGGATTAAAATTCCCAGTCGTATCTGTGCCAAGCGGCGCTCAATCTGCTGTCAAAGCCTTTCGCAATAACATTGAATGGCTTGACGGTTGGAAAGACGTCGTTATCATGTTTGACAACGATGCGCCAGGTCGAGAAGGCGCTCAGAAATGCGCAGAAGTCCTTAGACCAGGCAAAGCACGTATTGCATCATTGCCGTTGAAAGACGCTAATGACATGTTGATGGCTAAGCGCTCTGAAGAATTAATGAAATGCTTCTGGGATGCTAAGTCATTTAGACCTGATGGTATTATTGCAGGTGTGGACTTATGGGAAGTAATCTCTCATGAAGATAATACATTATCTCTTGATTATCCATACGTTGCACTAAATGAAAAGACACATGGATGTAGACGCGGTGAATTGGTCACAGTTACGGCTGGGTCAGGCATCGGTAAGTCAGCATTTATGCGTGAAATAGCCCATCATCTAATCGACCTCGGTGAGACAGTCGGTATGGTGATGTTGGAAGAGTCCACAAGACGCACAGGCTTAGGTCTGATGGGTCTGGCGATTGATAAGCCACTACATTTATCTCGTGAAGGTGTTACGCCTTTCGAGATGAAAACGGCTTTTGATAAAACCTTAGGCACTGGTAGAGTATTTATGTATGACCACTTCGGCTCGTCTGAAGTTGACCATCTCATGAATAAACTCCGCTATATGGTCAAAGGTTTAAGTTGTAATTGGATTATCCTTGACCACCTATCTATTCTTGTATCAGGATTAGAAGGCATAGATGAGCGCAGACTCATCGATCAAGCTATGACAATGTTGCGCACGTTTGTTGAAGAAACTAAATGTGGTTTATTATTAGTATCACATCTTAAGCGACCAGAAGGTAGAGGTCACGAAGAAGGTGCACATACTTCACTATCACAATTACGCGGCTCTCATGCAATCGCACAACTTTCCGATATTGTTATCGGCTTAGAGCGCAATCAGCAGTCCGAAAATCCAAATGAAACTCAAATACGCGTACTAAAGAATCGATTTAGTGGTGAAACTGGCGAAGCCGGTAAGCTCTACTTTAATCGTGACACAGGCCGTTTAACTGAGACATTTGTCCAAGTAACATCAACTAACTCTTTTGGAGAATTTTAAGATGAGCACAAACAACTACTTCGTAATCCGCGCAATCAAAGAAAAAGGCGTAGCAACGTCTGCATTTATTGCAAAGAAGTATAAAGTTAAAAACGTATCAGCCACTGTATCTGCCTTGCGCAAACGTGGTCATGAGATTGTAACACTCGCCGAAGGTTATGCACTGCCTTTCGGTACGCGCGATGAAGCAGCCAAATTAAGTAAGACTGCGCGCAATAAGATTGCCAAGGAATTTGGCTTAGTATAATTCAGTCTGACTGAAGAGTCCTTAATGGACGAAACCGCCACTCGGGAGAGTTCGCGGTCTCAGACAACCCAAACTATATCGATAACCTGAATCGAATCCTCCTGTAGTTTAACATCCATTAGGAGTTAAAACTATGAGCCTTAGAAATAAACTAATTTTAGCAAGTCGTGCGCACTATGATGCACACATTAGAAAACACACCATGAATGTGGAAGTTATTTTATCAAATCCATTAGCACTGCCTGAGCATGCTGACTTGATGGATGCGATTGAAAAAGAGCTTCTCATTGTTGATGAGTATCAAGGCAAACTTGACGCTCTAAATAAATATTTTAAAGTCGATGTGCCATTCACAACCAGCGATAGCGGTAGCGAAAACGGCAACAATGGTAATAACGACGATAATAGCGACAATAGCACTACAAGCACCACTAGCACAACCGCTCAAGCGGATGCTACAGTGACAGCAGGCGCAGGCTCGCATATCGTTATTGAGCGACCATTTACAGTCTAACTGATGAGTCCTTTATGGACGAAACCGCAGTGATGCGGTCTTAGACAATCTCAACTATCACATAAGTGATTGATTTGATTACATATTTTCACCCTACAAAGACAGTTAGGATAGAATGAAATTACTATTTGACATCGAGTCAAACGGGTTATTGGACACCGTATCAAAGGTCCATTGTATCGTGATACAGAATGTTGAAACAGATGAAGTATTATCGTTTGTTGGACATAATGAAATTATCGCAAAAGCTATTCCAATGTTAAATGAAGCTGAAGAGCTGTCAGGCCATAATATTATTGGCTATGATATTCCAGCACTTCGGAAGATTTTTCCTGGAAAGTTAAAAGAAAATATAAATGCATTTGACACTCTCCTTGCGGTAAAGCTCAGTAATCCTGATATTTATCAAATGGACGTGGCTAAGCGTTATCCTAAACTCTCTCAAAAGAATTATGGCAGTTACTCACTTGAATCTTGGGGCGAACGCCTTGGAAATCATAAAGCGAGTAAGCCTGTAGATTTTGAAGAGTTTACTGAAGACATGCTAAAGTATTGTATTCAAGACGTTTCAACAAACGTTACGATTTACAAATACCTCAAAGGTTTAAACCTTAGTGAGCGCGCCTTACAGCTTGAAACTGACTTTTGGTTT